CTGATCTGCATTATACGTTAGGATTATATAAGCAGATGATTGAAAAGCATGATCCTGATAAAAGGGCAAATAATTTGAATTGCAAAATGTTAAAAGGAAGCCTAAAAAGGATATATAACTTACATAAACAAAATAAATTTAAACCAATAACGAGCAAGTAAGATAGATTTTGTTATATTAGCACAGTTGTGTTTTGTGAGTTTATTAGGAGGTTAATCGAATGGTTGCCTCCTTTTTTACAAATACAGCTACGCACCTAAAAGATTAAAAAAATGGAAAAGCAGGAAAAGAAAGCAGGATTCTTTCTAAGATTAACAGGCTATTTGGCTATTGTGTTAATGTTTATTGTCTGGCTTATGGACAGAGCATTGCATATACTTTTACCTCATAGAGAGCACCCACAATTTACGGTTTGGGCAAAAGATCCAACCAATGTTAAGTATGCCTTCTCAAGGCTCTTTATATTTTCAATTCCAATAATTATTTTCAAAACACTTTTTTAATATGGCAACAAATAAGGCAAAGGATCTTGTTATTGAAAACATAACAATAACAGATTTAAAAGAGGCTGAGTACAATCCAAGAGAACTAACAGGAAAGCAATACGATGACTTAAAAAATAGTCTGACAGAGTTTGGTTTTGTAGATCCTGTATTGGTAAATACGCACCCAGACAGAAACAATGTAATAATTGGTGGACATCAGAGGGTAAAAGTATGGGCCGATTTAGGAAACCTAACAGCACCTTGCGTAAAACTTAACTTAAGTCTTGAAAAGGAGAAGGAGTTAAATGTCCGTTTAAACAAAAACACAGGTCAATTTGATAAGGAAGCTTTAACAAACTTTTTTGATCAAGAGGAGCTTATTGAGTGGGGTTTTGAAGAATGGGAATTTGGCATAAATGAGGATATTGATTATTCAATTCTTGATGATGAGGACTTGAGTGATGAAATTGACGACATGCAAGCCAATGTAAAGAAGGCAATCCAGATTGAATTTGAAGCTGAGCATTACGAAGAAGCTTCTGAAATAGTAAGGTGGTGGAGAGATCAGGAAGGTTATGTTGGAGGAATGATATTAGAGTATTTAAAGGCAGAGAAAGCAAAAATTGTATAAATGTGTTCAATAATAGGTTGGAACGGTAATTTCGATGATGAGGTAGTTGAAAGCTTATGTTATAATTCAAGAATAAGAGGCTTGCACTCCTTTGGTTATAGCTATGCTTACAACGGAAATATTGAGAGCAAAAAGTTCCTTGATTATGATGCTTTTGTAAACAGCTTAAAGTCTGACAAACCAAATAAATTTATAGCACATTTCAGATACTCTACAAGTGGAGATTACCAGGATCAAAACAACAATCAACCTATTACAAGAGATAGTCTTTCAATGGTGTTTAATGGTGTTTTAGATATGCGCACTAAACAAGAGATGCAAGAAGCCTACAATACCAAGATGCTAACTGATAATGACGGAGAATTAGCAATAATTCACAAACTACAATCTGATGATTCTTTTATTGAGTTTGTAAAAAACAAGTCATTTGCAGGAGCATTCATTGACAGCTCAGGAGATATAAAGGTATTTAGGAATATAAATCGACCTTCTCACATTGGGGAGTATAAAGGAGCTAAAGTGTTAGCCTCAACAAAAGATATTCTTAAAAGATCAGGAGTAAGCAACACTAAGATAGTAGGGTATAATAAATTTGTTAGCTTATGAGCATCAGGAAAGCAATTAAGTCAGATGAATCATTGATAAAAGCAATCCATAAGGAAGCTAAAAAAGAGTTAGGAAGTCATAATTTGTTCCAAATATGGGATAAATACCTAACCAGAGAAAGTCCATATAACTATTATGTGATTGAAGGTAAAGCCTTTATGAGATACGGATACAGCTCAAGACTAAAATGTTATACAATAAAGGAAATAGGAGTGTTGAATCAGCATAAAGGGCAAGGAATTGCGCAAAAGCTAATTGAGTTTACTAAGAGGCCTTTATACTTAACCTGCAATACAGATAATGAAGCAGGAAACAAGTTTTATAAAAGAATTGGCATGAAGCACAAAGGAGTTAAAGACAGCAAAAACGGATTATTCCAAATGAATATATGGGTAATATAANTTACAAATCATATCATAAACAAAGCTTGGAGGCTAATGACGTAGATCCTTCCGTAATTTGCCTTAAATACCTTGCAAATAGATTTGAATTGAATCTTAGTCAGCGCTATTGGATAGCATTCTTATACGGAACCAATTATTGCTCCGTAACAACTTTCTTAATGTATAATGAATTCCCAGATTTTGAGTTGGTTGATTTAGATAGGTTAAAAAAGTGGTGGAACGAAAACAAACAAGGCTTAATCTTTCAATCAGATAGGCTAAGAATTAAAACGGGGAATGCCTTTATTCCTGCTTTCATTAGCTACTCAAACCTTGTTAAAAACAATCAGCAAAAATACTTCTCACAAGCAAAAAACAGCAAAGAGGCTTACGAGCTGATAACAAATATTAAGCATTTCGGGAGGTTTAGCACGTTTAATTATCTTGATGTATTAAACCAGATAACAGACTTAAAGCACTCTCCTAAGTATCTCAATATGTTGGAGGCTGAAAGTTGTCGTAAGGGCCTTTGTTATTCAATAGAGGAGGACAATTGGGTAAAAGAGAAGCTAACCAAACAGAGGGCAAAGCACTTGCATAATAAGTTTGTAGAATATCTAAAGGAATTAGATGGTAATGTGTATCAGATTGAAACAACACTCTGTGCTTATCACAAGTATAAGAAAGGCCAGAGATACATTGGATACTACATTGAACGAATGAGGAAAGAGATCCTTAAAATGCAAGACAAATATTATGGAGTTGCTTGGGAAACCTTATGGCAATTTAGAGATGAAACCTTTGATAAAAAATACCTAAATGAGAACAAATAAAACTATACTAATTATTGGCGCTTGCGGATCTGGTAAGACATGGGTAATGAAGCAGATTATTAACCAAAAAAAGCTAAAGTTAAATGCCAAGTTTGGTATGATTAGGTTTAAAACAGATAAGGAGTTAGCTGTATTGGGGAATTACGATGGACAAACCTTTGAAGGATCAGACAGGTTATCAATGGCAGTGGCAAGAGATTTTGGAAAGTTCAAAAAGTTGGCAGATAAAAATAATTTCCTTATTATTTGCGAAGGAGACAGGTTTACCAACAAGACATTTATTGAGACATTTAATCCATATATTATAAAGATTAAAGACAATGGAGAAAAGGGAAGAAAGCTCAGAGGATCTAACCAAACAGAAAGACACCTTAAATCAATTGCTACAAGAGTAAGCAATATAACACACACCAAAGAGGTAGAAGATAGCTCAGAAGCCTTAAAAACCGTATTAGAACTTATATCATGAAAAGAATTGAATTAGTAAAGGTAGAGCACAATATTAAGATTGGGCAGGAGTGTCCATCATTGGAACCAAATATAACTGAGGATTGCTTTTTAATGGAGGAGGGAAAGGTAATTGGATTCTTCATAAAGGATATAAGTACACAGTCTGAAAAGCTGTCTAAGTTTATAGCAATAGCGAATAAGGAATTCAACTCTAAAAACGTACCCAAGTCCAAAATGGCAAGAGCAGGTAAATTGAGGGCCTTACAAATGGGNATGAGTAAAGAGGANGCNCAGCAAATTGATGTAGAGCAAATGAGTTGCATTATTGGTTCAATTCCTCCAAAAGCATTAATGAGAAGGGAGTATTCTACCAGATCATCAGTCCATAACGAACCAAAAGCTAAAACCTTNATNAAATCAATGTTATTAGCCTGNAAAGAAGCAGAGCAAATTATAAAAAAACTAACACCAGAGATATACGAAGAACAACTTAAGCTTATTGAGGAAAATGTTCCAAAAAAATGGAGATTCGGTAAAATGTTTACAAGTAGCATATCGAATTATAACATATCAGCACCATTCCACCGAGATGCAGGAAACGTAAAAGGAGCTGTAAACGTAATTATAACTAAAAAAGAACACGCAACAGGAGGTAATTTACACGTTCCNGACTANAATGCAACCTTTGACAGCAGAGAAAATTCAATGTTGGTTTATCCTGCTTGGAAGAACGTGCATGGAGTTACACCAATAGAGGCTAAGATGAAAGGAGGGTATAGAAATAGCCTTGTTTTTTATCCTCTAAAAGCATTCAAAAACTATTAATATTATGGCAAAGAAATTAAACAAAACCGAACAACATAAAAAAGCAGTAATCAAAGCCTTGGAGAAATCTTTAGGAATAGTTAGCCAAGCTTGTAAACTTGCAGGAGTAGGAAGGACACAATATTACAATTGGTTAAAGGAAGATCCTGACTTTGCTAAGGAGGTAAGTGATATTGACAATATTACCTTAGACTTTGCAGAGAGCCAATTACATAAGCAAATAAATGATGGGAATACTACTGCAACAATATTCTTCCTAAAAACAAAAGGTAAAAAGAGAGGTTATATTGAGAAAAATGAAATAGAAATCATACAAGAGGAGATTGATTTAAGCGGAATATCAGATGCAGACTTAAGAAGGTATATTGATAAGCAAGGAGCTGAGTAATGACACAAGATGAAAAGATTGATAAACTAATGTACTTTGAATTCCTAAGGAGAGACTTTTGGGGATTCTGCTTATTTTATGACAAAGAATTCTTTTTAAACAGGCTGTTTTTAAAAAAGATTGCAGACGGATTCCATAAGATTGAAAAAAGAGAGATTAACAGCCTCTCTGTGTCAATGCCTCCAAGGGCAGGAAAGTCTTATATTACGAGCTTATTTAGTGCTTGGGTATTGGGCAGGAATCCAAGTGAAAGTATCATGAGGAACACTTGTACAGCTACCTTATACTTAAAATTTTCGTATGATGTTAGGAACATTCTAAGAACAAACAAATTCAAAACTGTATTTCCAAAGGTTACTTTATCAGACACCAAGAGTAATTTATTAGGTTGGAACACAAACCATTCCAGACAAGTAGGCTACTTTGGAGCAGGAGTTGGAGGAACAATTATTGGTTTCGGAGCTACTAAGCTTGCAATAACTGATGATCTTTACAGAGGNGTTGAAGATGCCTTNAGTGAAAATACAAATGATAAAATATTGCTTTGGAAGGAGGCAACACATGATTCCAGATTAGAAAAAAATTGCTCAAAGATTGATATTGGAACNAGGTGGAGTGTNAATGACGTTATTGGAAAGAATGTTGCAGAGGAAAGGTATGACTTGAGCATTGTTATTCCTGCTTTAGATAGTGAAGGAAACAGCTTTTGTGATGATGTAATGAGCACAGAGCAGTACCATGATATTAGGTCAAGGATTAATCCAGATATTTGGTTGGCTGAATATATGCAAGAGCCTGTTGACATGAAAGGCCGTTTATTTACAGGACTTAATAAGATACCTAAGGAGCAGTTTAACCAGATCAAAGACAGGATTGAAGGCTATGTTGGTTACATTGATGTTGCGGATCAGGGAAAGGACTTTACTGCAATGGCCATTGGAGGAGTAATTGGAAAGGA